CATTAAATCGTGTTGTTGATGACACTATTATTAAGCAACCATTATTAGACAGATTAATTTATTACTTTAAAAATAAAAAGTTCCTTCAAATTATACGAGTATTCGGTAATACGGGAACATTTTGTAATATCAAACATGATCATATTTTTTCTTTATGTATACATATTTTAGCAAGTCTTTGCGTTTATTGGTTTTTAGATTCATTTATCGCCGCATGTCTTTTCGCTGCTCATCCAACATCAAATCAAATAGCGTGCTGGTGTAATGGCAAACGATACGGATATGGCGTAATTATAATGCTTTTTATATATTCATATTTTAATTTTATTGTCGCACTTCAACTTCTTATATTATTTAATATACCTTATATTTTAAATATGATTCATAAACGCAGGCTTAATGTTCCTGAAGGTTCTGAATTAATAAAGTTATGTCCATTAAAAGCCGTTATTTATCTTAAAACTTTTCATTATTATTTCTGGAACACTCTTATTCCTATTAATATTGGAATGTATCATTCTTATCTAAACGCTTTTGCTACTGATAAAGAAATGACTAAATATTATTATTCATTCAACTGGGAATTTTGGAAATCATTAATTACATTCATAAGTGTATTGGCATTAATCATCACACAATGGTCTAATCCAATAGGATTCGGATTATTCTGGTTCTGGCTGTTTATCAGTCCGTGGTGTAATATTATTACTATTACCCAGTATATTGGAGATAGATATGCCTATCTACCAAACGTAGGATTAATGTACGCATTGGCGCATCTATTACAAATATTTCCTTATGGAATACCGGCATTTTTAATGTTTTATTCTTTGCAGACATGGAAAATCTTACCGGCATATAAAGATATGCATACATATTTACTTTGGCACGTACAGAATCAACCTAATAGCCCACAACCGTTAGCTTATCTTATAAATCATTATATTAACAAAATGATGCTTATGTCGGCTAATTATTGGGTGGATATATCAACAAAAAAATTTCCTAAAGACGCACAGATTAATCTTCAGGCGGCAGTTTTTTATTCTATTATAGGAAAATATAAAAAAGCTCAAACTTGGCTTGATAGATGTAAAGAAAACTCTATTCCATCTTTCAAAAAAAGAATACAAGAACAAATTGATATTATACAGAAAAAAATAAATTGGGGTTTAAAGTGATATTATTTGTTGTTTTATATTTAATGGGAATATCATATTACTTTGGATATATAGCAGGAAAAGTTTCAGAAGCAGAAAAATTGATAAAACAATGTTCGAAATGTCAAAAAGATGGAGTGTGTAACATTGATTAAAAAACATTACATAGAAAATGAAGATATAATTGAAGAAATTGATAATATCACTTTTTTAATTTTATTTAAAAAAGAACTTCAATATGAATTGATAAAATATGAAGAATTAGTAAAAGAACTTAAAAAATCTATAGAAACATGCGGAAACAAAATAGAAGGAATGTTAAATGACACCTAAATGGCAATGTTCATTTTGTTCTAACTCATCAGATAGCACAATGGTACATACAACCTGTATTATAGAAGGAAAACATCTATATTTCTGTCCTGTATGTTGGCGTCAATGGGAAGGACTAGAGGATATGACTAATGTTAAACTTATTGGGTTGAGGAGTGAAAAATGTATACAGTAATAACAATTATATGCGGAATAATAGCTGTTTTAATTGCAGAGTATGTTTTATAATTATCTAGAAATTAATCCTTTTCTAGCTAATGATCCACCCACTGCTCCACCTATGCCACCAATAGCAACTGCAGCTCCGGCTTTTTTAATAATAGATTTTAATGCTTGTCTTCTATTATAAGCCAAAACATCTTTTATTATTTGATTTCCTTGTGGAAATTGTTTAGCAAAGTTTTCAAATACAACTTGTTTTCCTCTATCGCCAGATTTAGAAAATAATTGCATTAATGGTTTTTCTACTACATTCCCATCAGAATCCCACAAAACTCTTCCAACAGCTTTTCGTGTTTTCATAAACCCAGAATAATTTCTATTTAAATTAACTAAATCATCGTTTCCTTGAGCCATTATTGATGATAATTTACCATATACTTGTTCCATTGAAGCAGTATCAGGATTGCCTAATGCACGTCCATTCCAAATTCTTTCTGGTATAGATCGTCTTATAATTGTTCTTATTTCTTTAAGATTTTGAACATCATTTACTATATCTCCGGTTTTAGCACTTCTTCTAACTAATTTACTTTTTGCTATTTTCTTAATAACATTTTCTGGAAGCTCTTCTAATGCTTCTGAAACTAATTGTTCATTAACTTTTTTATTTCCAATTTTACTAAACAAATCATCATATTGCTTAGATAAACCATTATATAATTCATCCAGAGCATTAGTAGCTTGTTTCGCTTTACCTAAAACAAAATCTTTATTCATTCTTTTAGGAAATCTATCTTTAACAAATTTAGAAGCAGATTCTGCTGCTCTTTTAACATGCCCTTTAGTTGCCATATCTGCCACTAATCCAAAATTTATTAAACCTAAAAATCCAGCTAATGGTTCTGGAAAACCAACTTGTCTATAAAGATCACCAAATTGTCCTCTACGTTCTCCTTTTAACCCTTCAACAGCAACATCCCAAAGACTTCTTCTTGTATCTGGAGATTTCTGTAATTCTAATAAAGGATTTGCAATAGCAGCTGCTCCTCTTTCGTATGGAACTGCAAGAGTTTTTAAACCAGTTATTCCAGCTTTTAATGTACGTTTAGCTATATTTCCTTCATATGGAGTCATCACTTCTTCACGCAATGATTCCATGGCTGAAGGTCTTTCTTGTATTTTTTGTTCTACTTTTTGTTCTGTCTGTGGTGTTGTTTTTATTCCTTGAATTGGTTTATATGCTTTTTCTAACAAATTTCCAAGTAACTGAAGATTTTTTATTTGATTTTGTGAAAGATTTTCAGGATTCACTTGTTGTTTTTGATTTCCAATAAGTTTAGATTTATTCTCTATTATTCTAAAAATAGCTATATCTTTTTTTTCAGAAGAAAGAGATTGAAATTTTTTAATAAATTCAATTCGTTCTTCTTGAGGTCTTTTTGAAATTATATCTCTAAATTTTTTTAACTGTTCTTGACTAGCCATTATAATCCCTCCAAAACATTATCAAGCGTATATTGACTTTTATATTTTTTTTCTTCATTTTCTTCTTTACCGCCTACATTAGAAAACCCGCTATTTAACCAAGTGCTAATTAATATTTTTGTTTTAGATGAATCTTTTTCTTTAACAGCTTTTGTTAAATCTTGCAAAATAGCCTTTTTTAAGGATCTTTCTTGAGTTGAATCTTCTAATTTAAATAATAATTCTTCTGCTGCTTTTTGTTCTACAATATTCAAATTTCCAACATCTCCTGCAGCACGAACTAATGTTACTCGAAGACGTTTATTCAAGGATTTAAGCCTAGAAGAAGCAACTCCAACAGGTGTTTTCTGTGTTATAGATTGAGCAAAATTTTCAATTCCGACTTTAAATCTTTCAAATCCTTCTCCAGTAGGAATAAGATCAGCAACTTCAAAATACATATTTAAATCATTTTTAAGCTGTTGTTTCTTTATTTTATCTTCTGCTGATTTTGTTGCTTGTACGCCAGCTTCTTTTTGTTGCATAATACCTTTAGTTGTAGGTTCTCCTGAAATATCACGTTCAATTTGTTCTCCTTCAAGATTAAATCCTTGAACTTTTTGTGATAAATCAACTAAAGAATTTAATAAATCAACTTGAGTTTTTGGAATATTAACATTAGCTTGTTGAGCTTGTTGTTGAAGTCCTAAAACCCTAATTGCATTATTTAATCCTAAATCCTCTGTTCTTTCAGGTCTTGATAATCCATGACCAGATAATAAAGAAGGAATAACACCCATTCTTTCCCCTGAAGGAACTTGTGTTTGAGATAATTCTGTTAATTGTTGTAATACATTTTGTTGATTATTATTTCCTCCAAAAGCATTCATAAGTTGCATTAAAATTTCTTGAGGATTTTGTCCTTCTTTCAACTTTTTTTCAACTTGTTTTCCTACTTGCTGTTCCATTGTTTTTACAGCTTTACCAGCAAGTCTTTCAGATAATGTTTGTTCTTCTATATCATTTGGCATTTTATACTCCTTTTATTATCTAAAAAAGAAATTTCCAGCAGCTGATGTTCCTCCAAGATTTCCTGCAAAAGTTCCTGGTGCTGCACCTAAGCCACTGTAAAGACTATTCAAAAACGGATTACTCGTTTCAGTAGTCGTCGTTGTATTACTCCTTAACCCTGCCAACGCATTAGATAACTGTTGCCCCTGCTGAATAACCGGCTGTTGAAGCCCTGTTGAACCGCTTAATGTTAAATTTAACAGAGATAAAAGTGTATTAGTATCAAACGCTTGCTGACTATACTGGTTGCTAATATCAAATTGACTAGCCGCTGTTTGATTAGCAATATTCTGTTGTGCAATAGCCAATGCTGTATCAAGATTACTTTGCGCCGTACCAAGCCGAATATCCTTTGCAAGTTCTCCGGAAAGTTCTGCCGCTACCCCACTATCAAGTATCCCTGCCGCTTGATATTGTGGTGCTATATCTTGTAAAGATTGCTGAACTATCTGTGAAGTAATATCTTCACCTATCATATAATCTTCTGGATTAAGTTCGGGTAAAGCGCCTAAAGTTCCTACTGTAGTAGAACCAGTAAGCCCAGAAAGGTTTCCTGGTAAAGCACCTCCGGCAAGAAGAATACTGGCTAAATCAAGCTGTTGTCCTTGAACATTTGTAATCTGAGGATTAAGTCGCCGTTGCCGTTCAAGTAATAGTTTATTCAACTCGGTTTCTTCAGGCGTTGGTTTCGGATTAGATTGCGCTACCGTCGTTGTTGATGTATTTCCCATTTGGTTCTCCTATTTTTAAAAACTTCTTAACTAATTTCCACGCCGGGTAATGTATATATTTTCCGTTTTTGTCTCTTTGCCAATAGACGTAAACGACATTTTGGGTTTCTTCGTGATAGAATAATTTTTTGACGAACTCCATGAAGATTTTCTTCGTTTCATGTCTATGCCTCTCGTGTATCCAGATTCCGTTAATGAATAAATATTCTCCGTGTTTGTCCAGTCTTGAATCTTTATCGACTACCTGAAACACTATATAAGCTTTAATATATCCTTCTGGTATTTTAATATCAAATATCATCAGCTTCCAAAAGCTATGATTGAACTTAAATAAATATCAATATCAACATTATTTGATTTTATTTCTACCGTTACATCATAAACCGTCCCATCAGATAAACCGGAAACATCTATCGGAGTTCCATTACTAATCCATCCTCCGCTTAAGGCACTTGCTTCCTGACTTTCACTATCTATTGTTACTTGACAATATGCAGTTTCTCCACTTCCTGTACTTTCAAGCCTTGTTTTTGCATAAAAAGTAACTGAATCTATTCCTGATATTTTTTCAAATTTAGTTCTAATTACTGTTCTATATGTTGATCCATGAGCAGCCCAAAAAGAATACATATTATTTGAAGAATCTGATATATTTGGAGATTGTGTAGTGCCAACATAATATCCATGCGTTCCATTTCCTTTATCATCACATCCAGCAAAAGAAAATATAGTCGATGATTTACCTGAATTTGCGTCAACATAAGTTTTAGTAGCTTTTTCTGTAGGAACTGCTGTATCAGAATTTCCAGCAAAAGTACCATCCGTTGATATTTCATTAATATCAGCACCTGTAGAAAGCCCTAGACTTGATATACCGTTAACCGTTCCTCCATTAATATCACAAGTTGTAACTGAACCCAAGTTTGTTACTGTAGGAGCAGCGGCACCTCCAATGGTAACGCCGTCTATTGTACCACCGTTAATATCACAAGTAGCTACAGAACCAAGATCTGTTACCGTTGGCGCTGAAGCACCACCTATAGTTACACCGTCAATTGTACCGCCATTAATATCGGCTGTAGTTACTGTACCTAAATCTGCACAAGTTTCTCCTGCTGCAGTCCAATTTCCATCAATCGTACCGTTAAATGTTCCTGTGTTAATATCTGGTGACGTTAATGTTTTATTCGTAAGTGTTTGAGAATCACTGATACCAACAATGTCACCAGTAGGGGCATCTTTCCCATCTACTTTATCTGCGTTAAGATTAGTAACTACTGTCGTTGACGCTACTGTAAAAGGTGCAGTATTTGTGGCAACATCGCTTTCAAAAGTTTGCGCTCGTATTTCTATAGAACCAGCATCCCAGTTACCTGATTGAGCTGGAAGGTTTACAAGTTTATAGTCATGTGAACTTGTAACAGCAGAATTATCTACTCCAACTTTAGTCTGAACTGCTGTAATAGCACTTCCTCGTGCATTAGGATGATTGGCTACAACATTATCAGTGTTATCAGTAAGAGTAGTATAAGAATCTATTGCTGTTGCTGGAAATTGTGATGGAAAATCGTCAGCCATTATATTTCTCCTTTAAAAATTTTGATTTAGCTTTTATTTTATCTTTCATGCTTTTTTCAGGAAAAAATTTTTCATTAGGCAATCTAAATGTAAAAGGACTATTGCCAACTTTTTCTTTAGTATATGCAAGTATTTCAATTTCGCCATCTTCATCTTCAAGGATTTCAATTTTGTCAAGTGTATAATTTGAAGTCTTTTTAATTTCTTTATTACAATGCGGGCATTTACCTAAATTCCATTCCCATTCAAATGGTTCTTCAGCATTATCAATAATTTCTTTGACTTCAAAATTTTTTCCTTTAGCGAAATTAAATGTTCTTTTGATTCCCACTTGCATTTTCCATCTCCTGTAGTTCCTTAAGTTTAATTTGTTTTTTCTTTTCGATTTCAACAATTTTAACTTTTAATAATTCTTGTTCTCTTAACATATCAAAAATTTCTACTTTTAATTTATCCATTTTTTCCCTTATGATTGTGTTCCAACTATTGTCCAAGTTCCTGGTTCTCCACCAGAAGTACACATTACTAATTTTCCATTAACACAAGCCAAATCCCCAACTGTATTAGGCCCTTCAGGATTTGAATCCCTTGCATATAAATGTATGTCCGCATAAGTACGTTCTGCTTCAACAGAAAGAATTGGTTTGCCAGAATTTCCGTAATAAGCAGAAACGCCAACACCATATTTTGTTCCATCTCCATATTGAAAAGTATTATAAAGGCCTACAGATAAAGTTTCACGATAAGCTACTCCACTATCTGTCATTTCAATCCAGGGCAATTCAGAAGACGTTTTAAAATCATTACTTACGATTGTTGTATCAATAATAGTAGCTGATTGAATAACGCCACTCGCAAAAGTAGGCGCACTTCCATCAGTAGGTAAAATAAAAGTTGTTCCTAAAGAAGAATCATACCCTCTAATTCCGGCAGAATTAATAACTACTCTATCAGTGCCAGGACTTGCGTTTGTTTGAATTAATGGTGCAGTAAGTTCAGTTAATGTCGCACGTAAATTACCTGCTCTATCAACATGAAACGGTGCCGCCCCTGGATTATCAGCTCCAAACCAAATACCATCTGTTGTATCAAGCCCAATTTTAGTTCCACCACTTCCGGCATATAATAATGATGTTCCCAAAGACCAACCGCCAATCGTTCCGCTAACGGCTTTTAAAACACCTTCTTTACTTACAGAAAATTCAGCGTCATCAAATTCTTCTGCACCCATATGAATACCCTGGTCAACATTAAGTTCGATATAATCATTATCTAAATCCGTACCGCCATAAAGTTTTGTTGTAGAAATTGTCCATCCACCAACTTCACCGCTATGTGCAGTCAATACTCCCGCAGGATCAACTGAAAATGGTGCTGAAAGAAACGCTTCATCACCAAGCCAAATACCAGTACCTGGTTGTAACGCCATGTAAGTAGCTGTTGCACCAGCCCATAATCTGTCAGCACTTATATTCCATGCGCCAATATCAGGAACAAATACAACAGAACCTGTATTTTCATCATATTCAAGAATTTCTCCGTTAGAACCGCTGGAACCGAACCAGTATGAAGGTTGATTGTATAAAAAGAGATTTTGTAAATCTCTGTCAACTCGTGAAAAATAATCGTTAATATCCCTTGATAATAAATCTTCAAGTGATTTTATTCTTACAAAAGCAGATTGTTTTGCCGGTAAAGTTATCATACGTTTGTATCCAATAATGCTTTCATTCCTATCCCGTCAATCTGGAATGTTTCATCTGCGGAACTATTTAAAAATTTAAGCGCTACTGAACGCCCTCGTCCCTGTAAATCCTGACGTTTAATAACTGATGTAGGACTTCCTGAAACGCTTGTACTGAAAGTATTTGTCGCATATGCCGTGTCAGAAAAATCATATGCGTAAGAAAAAGATAAAGTAGCAGAAGTATCCTGATGATAAATGTAAACATGAGGGATACCTTTAGTGTCAGTTAATTCGTCAAAATCTTTCCAGTTAGTCCAATAATATGCATTAATAGCTGTTTTTACATTTAAAGGATAATCATTGTTTCCAGTATCACCTCTATATACAAACCCGGAAAAATCACCCCAATAAGGACGTTCTTCAACGCCATTAACAAGAAATATTGCCATAGCAGATGGTGCCATCCCTGTATAAAGACTAAATGCATTATTATATGAATCCCATGTTAATACTCTATTATTATTGCTTAAAGTTGCAAAAGCCAACCAGTATCTATTCTTGTTTTTTTGATACATACTCACACAATCAGGATAATTCGATTTACTAAATCCTAAAATAGTAGAATTAACTTTATCGCTTAATTTATAACTATTACTTCCATCAAAGAAATACAATCCATCATAAGATAAAAATACATGGCCATTATTGACTTCTTGTATACTATAAGGAGCTATACATCCAACATGAGAATTTGATTTGTTAATAACAAAAGGAACATCTGAATTTCCCGTAAAAGATACGACATAAATTGAATTTGTTTTATATACTACAAGTCTATCTCCAAGAACTTTAAATCCAGTTATTTCTTCACCATCATCTTTTGATATTTCATAAAAATCTGCTGCACTCCAAGAAGTAATATCACGAAGCCCTGAAAAATAAAATCTTGATGGTAAATCCGAACCGCTTACAACTACATTAGCAAGAAAACAATAATTCTGAAATTTAGTTACGAATTTAGCACGAGTTAAACCTGTTGGAACATCTAATTTTGCGACATTTCCCGCACCTGTCCATTTTAAAGGTACATCATAATCATTTGTCATTATGGCAGCGCTGTTGAAATTCTCAAAATCAAACCGATGATTTTTCGTGATTGATTCACTACCAGTAATATCATCCCAAGTTCCATCAAGACTATCCATACGATAAACTTTGTCATCACATACCATAATAGGTTTTCGTAACGTCGGCGTCATAAACCAGAAAAGACCATCAATACGTTCAGATGCTACCGCAGAACTATTTAATGCTGTATACCCATTACGCTGTTTTAATGAACCGAATTTATCAAAATCAATATTCTGAAGGTCAGGTGATTCATTTGCCTGTAATCCTAATGGGCCTGAAGTCGTGTTTAATCCGCCATTAAGTTTTTTATACGCAAGAGGTATTTGTGAAGTTGAATATTTCATTAGTAAACCCTCGGGCCGAATGAACTTCCCACTTGTTGATAAGATAAATAAGGATGAAGTAATGCTGACCTATTCTTATTTTGTCCTGCCTTTTCCATTTTTGGAAACCAGTCAATTTTATCAATATTGGTTTTCCTTAAACTTTTTAACTCATCTTTATATAATGCAAAAAATTTATCACCTTCACCCTTTTCCTGTTCATACATCAATTTTGATGTAGCTAATAAAATTAATGCTTCATCAAATTCATGTCCTAATTCATGTACATCATTATCATTAACAAGACGATATGGGTCTTTATAATAATATACATTCATTGTAAACGAACTATTATTTAAAGGATATATTTTCACTTTTCTATACAATATTCCTGCTGTTGTATCTCCTACAGGAATAACGCCTAAAGTTGCTGAAGCTGTATCTGTCGCTGTTATTCTTCCTGTAGTTGAACCGTCACAGGTAATTCTATCAATAGCTGTAAATGATTTACTGCCACTTACACTACTTGTTCCGTTGGCACTAATTTCTTCATAATCAGGATAACTTGAAACTGTACCATGAACAGTAACTGTTTGAGTGGTATCAGATGCTGAAGAGGATACTATGCTGATAACCGAAGCACTTGCCGGCTGTGCTAATACCATGTCAGATGTCCACATCCGATAATATGTAGGTGTGCCGGTAGAATCTTTATCTATATTCAGTGATAAAAATTCCTGTTCTGGAATATATTTCATTACATAAGGATACCCATAATCCTCATGCCACATAAAAAATCTATCAGAAACTTGCGGGTCAAGTACAAATTCTTCTGTGGAAGTTGAACAAGAAAATGAT